AGGCGACACTCGTCTTAACTTTAGCCGTTTAACCTTTACCTCTACAGGTTCAGGCGAAACTGCCCGTTTCTTGACCCGTGTAACTGGTGCTAACGGTGCTACTGCTGGAACGATTAACGGCGCTCACATTACTTGTGCAGTTAATACCGGCGGCACAATTAGCGGTGCAGCTAACGCTTTGCGTGCAACGATTGGTGGCTCGTCTACTAATCCAGGCGGTACGCTTGCTGCATTGCAACTTGATTCCGATATTGCGTCTGGCGGTACTTGGACTAACGCGTCTTTCTTGCGCGTAACCAACTCTGGCACTGGCACACTTGGTAACTTTGCAGCATTACCTGCTGTAGCTGTAGACGGCGTATTCCGTGCAAAAGTTGGTAGCCCCATTGTTACTCACACCATTCCTGTTACTAGCGGTGGCACAACGTACTACATCATGGTTTCTACTGTTGCGTAATGCAAATCACTAAAGAATTTTTAGTGGCAGAAATTGAGTCGCTAGAGTTTGAAGCAAATAAGGCGCAAACCTTTTTAATTCAGGCTCAAGCGACTATTACTGCGTATAAAATGCTAGTGGATAAGCTAGACCAACCCGAACCTACTGAGGAACAATAATGGCGGTTATTTATTTAAAGCACCCTGTTCATGGTCATAAAGTCGCTTGTAGCGATTTTGAAGCCGACTATGATGAAACTCATGGCTGGGAACGCTATACTGTTGCTACGCCAGTAGAAGTAATTGAGGTTGAAGAAGTAGAACCTGAAGTCGAGGCGGCTCCTGCTAACGTGCTGGAAGTAAAGACAAGACGACGTAAAACAACCGCATAAGGAGTTACGCCATGACCACGGCAAACGACCAAATTAATGGCGCTCTGCGCGTACTAGGGGTTTTAGCCGAAGGCGAAACACCATCCGCAGCCACGTCGCAAGACGCTTTAGCTGCTTTAAACCAGATGATTGACTCATGGAATACCGAGCGTTTGTCGGTGTTTTCTACTCAAGATCAAGTGGCTTCTTGGCCTGCTGGCGCTAAAGATTTAACCTTTGGCCCAACTGGAACGTTGCCTTTAGCGTCAGGTGGCACACCTAAGCGCCCCGTATTGATTGACGATGCGACCTATTTTAGAGATTCAGCAACCAATATTTCATACGGCATTAAGCTGATTAACCAACAACAATACAACGGTATTGCTGTCAAAACGGTAACTTCGACCTACCCTCAAGTCTTGTGGGTCAACATGACTTTCCCTAACATTGAGATGTACGTCTACCCCGTACCTATTAAGCCGCTAGAGTTTCATATCGTTTCGGTAGAAAAGCTCATGGAAGTGCCAAGTCTATCGACTGACATTACCATGCCCCCTGGCTACCTACGGGCGTTTAAATACAGCCTTGCCTGCGAGATCGCAACCGAGTTTGGTATCGAGCCACCCGCTAACGTAATGCGCGTCGCTATGACCTCTAAACGCAATCTGAAACGTATTAACAATCCTGACGACATCATGGCCTTGCCATACAGCTTGGTAGGCACACGTCAGCGGTTTAACATCTATGCGGGTAACTACTAGGATTAACTATGTCAAATGTAACCATAACTCAACTACCAGCCGCTACGTCTGTTACCGCAGGTAATTTATTGCCCGTTCAACAAGGCGCAACTACACGCAGCGCATCAATTACCACTTTATTTACTAACCCTGCTTTAGTCGCCCCTGCGTTGGGAACACCTGCTTCTGGCGTATTAACAAACTGTACGGGTTTACCCTTAACCACAGGTGTAACAGGTACTTTGCCAGTAGCCAACGGCGGAACAGGAATTACATCCCTAGGCGCAGGCGTTGCTACCTTTCTTGGCACACCTTCTAGCGCTAATTTGCGTACGGCTGTGACGGACGAAACAGGTACGGGCGCGTTAGTGTTTGCTACGAGTCCTACATTGGTTACGCCAACATTAGGCGTTGCTACAGCGACGTCCGTTGCGACTGGCCCCGTGTTTGGTACAGTCCAGTCGTTATCAGGCCCAGGCGCAGTAAACATCACTACGTTAACCACGGCGTTTACGTCTACAGGCGCAGGCAATGCGTTGACCTTAGCTGACGGCGCAGCAGGTCAATTAAAAACAATTGTTTATGTAGCTGAAGCTGCGGGTGGTGACACGGGCGTTTTAACGCCTACTAATCTTGGCAGTGCAACTACTATTACATTTAATGCTGTTGGTGATTCCGTTACCCTTCAGTTTATCGGTGCTGATTGGTGGGTTATTGGTTTCCGCGGCGCTGTGGTTGCGTAACGCATGAAAACGCCAATTTTAGGGCAAGCCTATGTAGCCCGTAGCGTTAATGCGGCAGACAACCGCATGATTAACCTATTCCCTGAAGTCATCCCCAACGAGGGCAAAGAGGCAGGGTTTTTAAACCGCGCCCCAGGCTTGCGTTTATTTACTGTTGCTGGCAATGGCCCGATCCGTGGCTTATGGGCGTTTGAAGGGAATATGTACGCGGTATCAGGGGATACCCTATTTAAGATTGATAGCGCCTACACCGTTACATCGTTAGGCACGATTGCTGGTACAGGGCAAGTATCCATGTCCGATAACGGTACGCAGTTGTTTGTAGCAGCCAATGGCCCAAGCTACATTTACAACGCCAACACCAACGTGTTTGCACAGATTACCGACCCTGACTTCCCCGGCGCAGTTACTGTCAGCTACCTTGACGGGTACTTTACATTTAATGAACCCAACAGCCAAAAGATATGGGTTACTAGCCTATTAGACGGTTTGTCAGTCGATCCATTAGACTTTGCTAGTGCAGAAGGCTCACCTGACGGTTTAGTAGCCGTAATCGTTAATAACCGCGAGGCGTGGTTATTCGGTACTAACTCGATTGAGGTTTGGTACGACGCTGGTACGCCTGACTTTCCGCTTGCCCGTATCCAAGGCGCAAGTAATGAGATTGGTTGCGTTGCACCATTCTCCGTTGCCAAACTTGACAACTCGGTGTTTTGGCTAGGGCAAGACGCTCGAGGTCGTGGCATCGTTTACCGCAATAACGGCTATACGGGCGTACGCGCGTCCAACCATTCAATCGAGTGGCAGATCCAGCAATATGGCGATATTAGCAACGCTATTGCTTACACCTATCAGCAAGACGGGCATAGCTTTTACGTATTGACATTCCCCACCGTACAAAAGACGTGGGTGTATGATGTTGTGACCCAATCGTGGCATGAACGGGCTGGCTGGTCTAATGGTGAATTTATACGTTATCGCCCCAACTGCCAAGTAGCGTTTAACAATGAAATTTTTTTAGGTGACTACGAAAACGGCAACCTGTACGTTTACGATTTAGATGTCTATGCCGATAACGGGCAAATTCAAAAATGGTTGCGTTCATGGCGCCCGATCCCAAGCGGTCAGAATAATCTGCGCCGTACCGCCCAGCACAGCCTACAGCTTGATTGCGAAACGGGCGTAGGTATCAACTTAGGCATAACCGAAACAGACCCTACAGCAGCGTATTTTGTTGCGTCTACCCCTGTAATTGGAGTTCAAAGCCCCATCATTACAGGTTCAGGCGAATACCTAATATTTAATATGGCTAATATCCCTGCGCCCCTAAGCACTCAAGGCGACAACCCTGAGTGTATGTTGCGCTGGTCAGATGACGGCGGTCATACCTGGTCAAACGAACACTGGGCGCCTATGGGCAGCATTGGTCAGTTTGGACGCCGTGTCTTTTGGCGTCGGCTTGGCATGACCATGAAGTTGCGTGACCGGGTGTACGAGGTGTCGGGTACTGATCCAGTCAAGATCGCCATTGTAGGCGCTGAACTGCTATTGAGTCCGACCCGTGCCTAGTCCGCTTAACATCACCAACATACCAGCGCCGCGTACGCCGCTGACCGACCCAGTTACAGGGCTATTGTCCCGTGAGTGGTATCGGTTCTTTTTAAATTTGTTTGATTTAACAGGTGGGGGTACTAATCCAACTACCCTTGAAGATTTGCAGATTGGGCCACCGAACAACGACCAGTTTGTGTTGGATCTGCAAAACGTTACCGAAGTGCAGACCAATGACAGCCCGTTGGTGTCACAAATTGCTGAATTAGCCAAACAAGTTCAGACCGCTGAACTTAGCGCCGAAGCTGCCGTAAATGCGTTGCAGGCTCAGATTATGAACCTGTCAACGGATGTGCAAGCTTTAGCGGTTGCGCCCCCAACAACACCTCAATTAAAACGCGCTCGGTACGGATCGTTTTATGACACCACTACGCAAACTGCCACGACCATCAATACGGCTAAAGCCATTACGTTTAACACCACCGATTTGAGTAACGGCGTGTACCTTGGCTCGCCAACGTCACGGATATACGTGGATACGGAAGGTATCTATAACTATCAACTGTCTATTCAGTTAGATAAAACTAGCGGTGGTAATGAAGATTTTTATATTTGGTTCAGACTTAACGGCGTAGATGTCGCTAACAGCGCTAGTTACATACAAATTCAAGGCAACAACGCTGAAATTTTTTCTGCTTTAAATTACTTTTTTGACTTAAAATCAGGCGATTACGTAGAGATAATGTTTTCGGTTTCGGATCTTAGCGTTGAACTTGGGGCTTTTGCCGCTGCTCCGCCTGTCCCAGCCATACCATCTATTATCCTTACCGTTGCAAACAATATCGAAGGAGCATCAATATGACCGTCACCGTAAAAGTACTAATCCCCGCCAAAATTGCTGAGGGAACGCAAGTTACCCAGTACACCGCCAATGGCGTAACAACCATCATTGACAAGTTTACGGCGACCAACTACGACACCACCGCCCGTACCATTAGCGTCAACTTGGTTACGCTGGCTGGCACCGCAGGCAATGACAACTTGATTGTTAAGACCAAATCCCTACAGCCAAGCGAAACGTACACGTTTCCTGAGATTGTAGGCGCAGCACTAGCAGCAGGTGGGTTTATATCCACCATTGCTAGTACGGGTACGTCCATTACGATTCGGTCAAACGGGCGTGAGATTACAAGCTGATTAATTGTTATTATGACGTAACATGGATACAATATCCCAAACGCCCGTTCAAACAATCCCCGACGATGTTTGGAAGATTATTTGCGATACTGTTTACAAGTACGATTATTTGAAAATGGATGACCGAGCTAAACGGCTAGTAGAGAAGAATACGCAGATTACGTCTTTTGAAGGCGGCGCTTTTATAGCGGTAGGCAATAGATTTGATTTATACGTCATTCCTGAACGGCAAGGGAAGTGGAATATCAGGCGTGAAGTAAACAAATACCTTGCTGAAATGGCTCAAAAATATGATGTTGCAGTAGTAAAGATTAATAAGCGTAATGACCGTTCTTTGCGATTAGCCAAATTTTTTGGATTTGAAAAAGTTGGACATGAAAAGAATAGAACAGTTTTGGAGAAAAAGCTATGGGTGATATAGTCAATTCAGTTGCAGACGTC